GCTATTGGCTTGGGCTATCTCAATTGGTTGCGCACTTACGATGGCACTCACTGTGCCAAATCCACCTTTACTTGTTCTGTATCCTATCTGGATTCTTGGTTGTGCTATGTACGCATGGGCAGCAATCACAAGACAATCCTTTGGAATGCTCGCTAACTACATTCTACTTACTACGATTGATATGGTAGGTCTTATTCGGATGCTTGTACAATGACACCATTTGACTACCTTAACGCAATCAATGATTCGAAGAAAGATATCATGGTTGACGAAGCATCTCAGAAAGCGTACAATTCCTTTATGATTAATCGCGGCTTATCATACTTTCATGATACAGCATTATTGGCAAATGAAATGAATCGCTATCATCACCTCGATACAAAAGCGCAATTTCATTTTCTTATAAATACTGTTAGGAAGCGAAAGCGTTTTAGCAAATGGTTGAAGCCAACCGAGCTAGATGCTATTGAAGCCGTCAAAGAATATTATGGTTATAGTAACGCAAAAGCTCGCCAAACTTTGACTCTTCTTAGCAATGAACAAATTGAGATATTAAAAAAGAGGGTCTACAAAGGTGGAAGAAAACAACAATAATAATAATAATAATAATAATAGCAGCATTGGTAGCAGTCCAGTAGAATGGACTCCACTAATGATGTTAGAAGTACTACTCAACGAACCTGATGATTTTTTAAAGGTACGTGAAACACTAACGCGAATTGGTGTAGCCTCACGTAAAGATAATAAGTTATATCAGTCTTGCCATATACTACATAAGCAAGGTAGATATTTCATTGTACACTTTAAAGAACTCTTTCTGCTCGATGGTAAACCATCTAACTTGCTTGAGAACGATATTCAGAGGCGCAATACGATCGTTACACTGTTATCTGATTGGGGACTTATCACTGCGGTGAATCCAAGCCAAACACTTGATCGCGCACCATTACGCCAGATTAAAGTAATAGCATTTAAAGATAAAGATCAGTGGGAACTATGTCCCAAATATAACATTGGTTCAGTCCATGTTAGGAATGCTTAACTTTTAAATATATTATAGGCGTTAATAAATGATCTATGTAAAAGGTATGAAGGGTCTTGGTGATAACATATACCAAAGATCCTTTATTACTCAATTAGCATCTCGTGATAATATCTTACTTGAAACACCTTGGCCAGAATTGTACGATAATATAAATAACATAAGTTTCATTCGTACAGTAACAACACTTCGTACTCAAAATAAAAACATAGAACGTAATAGTAATATTGAATGGGTAGAGTATCCCTCAAAGGATATGACACCTATTAGAATAAATTATGCCAACAATGGGATAATTGCAGATATGAGTAAATGTTTTGGCATTATACCAGGCCCAATGGAATTGCCGGACTGGAGAGGTAAGTATCAATGGATAACAGATTTACCTAAGTTTGCGTTGGTACGTCCTGTGACTGTTCGAAGAGAATGGAAAAACACAGCAAGAAATCCATTGCCTGAATATGTAGCCGAGGCAACAAGAATTCTTAAGTCTCAGGGATATTATATTATATCGATTGCTGATATATGCGCGAATGAAGAATGGGCGCTTGATCCTATGCCGGAAAGCGATCTTCAGTTTCATGCAGGTGAGTTAAATATAAAAGAATTAATGGCGTTAGTAAATGCGTCATCAATGATTGTTGCAGGCGTAGGTTGGATTGTACCTGCAGCAATTGCATACGATAAGAAAGCATGGATAGTATTAGGGGGATGCGGTGATACAAATCATCCTGACAAAATAGGCAAGTCAAGTAAGATAGGGTATGCTAAACCTGATAACTACTGTATATGCGATAATCCTTTACACGAATGCGATAAAGTAATAAGCGATCATGAAAACAAATTTGTAAATTGGTTAAAACAATAATATGAAAATATTAACTATTCCCGGCATTGGTGATATACACTGGGTAATGCTAAAATTAGAATCTTGGATTGAGAAGAACTGTCCAGGTGAAATTCCTGAAGTACACGTTTGGAACTTCGATGGACGTCCAAGGTCAGAAGATTTTGTACGGCGTATCCCATTCGTAAAGTTTGGGGGATACTTAAATACTAAAATTGAAGACTTAGACTCTCGACAAAAGAAAGTTTTTCGAAGAAGTTATATGACTGGTCGTAATGGATCAGAAGAAAAAGGCTTCTTAGGATTTGATTCATATTTATGTGTAAATGGTCAACTACGAGTAGGCGACCAAATGAAAAACATTCTACCAAAGTATGAAACAAACTGGGATTACAAAATAGATTTAAAAGGTACAGAGTCTAAGATAAAAGAACCGTATATTATATTTTACTTTTCTGATCACGGTATGTTTACTCAATGGGTTGCTAATTTAACACCTGAAAAGATTAAAGAATTCTTAAGTTCAATTAAAGGTTACCGTTTAATACTGACCGGTTCTACTTGGGATGGACCATTCAATAAACAACTAGAAGATGCTGGGATTGAAAATTGGTGTGGTGATACAAGTTTAGACGAACTCTTATCACTCATTCGTGGTGCTTCTGCCTTTGTTGGTTGGTGTGGAGGTAATACTATTATAAGCCAACACTTAAATACGCCAACACTTATGCTTTGGTCAGACTACTTTCCAAAGAGAGCATTCCAAACGAATTGGGTTAAGCCCGAAAAGATTGGAACAATGTACAAAAATTTAAACGTTGAAAACTTATCAGTTAAAACGTTAACAAGAACACTAGGGGATTTACTTGACAAAGGAAAGTGATAAACTTATCTGGTTTCCTCGATTAGGTATAGGTTACTATCCAGTTGAAGAAGCGCCATATGATCAGGCGTATTGGGAAAAGTATCTTACATATGAAGATACACAAATAGGTCGTGATCTTAATACTGCTCGCGTTGACATGGTTTTAAAATATCAATTTGACTCATTGATTGATATTGGTATTGGTTCAGGAGCATTCATTAAAGCTATTCCATTTGCTAAGGGATTTGATATTAACCCTTCAGCAATTGAGTGGATGAAATCAGTTGATAAATTTACTGAACCATGCGAAGTAGATGCTATGTCATTTTGGGATGCATTAGAACATATACATAATCCTGAACACCTACTCTCGCTTGTTCGTAAATACGTATTCGTGTCTTGTCCAATATATAAAGATAAAGCACATATACTTAGAAGTAAACACTTCCGTCCTGATGAGCACTGTTGGTATTATACATCGGATGGATTAAAAGAATTCATGGCAAATTACGGTTTTGAATGTATTGAAGAATCAACAATTGAATCTGACCTTGGTCGTGAAGATATTGGTTCATTTACATTTAAGCGTGTATAAAATACCCATGCATGTAATCCCACCTTGGGACCGTTCGTAGCTACGGCAAAAGGCGTCCGGACAATTGGACTGTGCTCCGTCAATGCACGCTGGATAAAGTAACCAGCATTTTATAATTTTAACATGGAAATATTATGGCAACTATTAAAATTGTTCGATTGACATCAGGTGAAGAACTTATCTGTAACGTAATCACAGATACAAGAACTACAGACGGCCAAAACGCTATTCGCGTTGAAGATGTTGCAATCCTTATTCCTACACAATCTAACTCTCTTGGACTTGCTCCATTCATGGCATACTCAAATGCTTCTTCTGATGGGTTAATTATTAAGCATGATCATATTATGTTTACTGCAGATCCAGTTGATGGTCTACAGAAGCAATATGAGAATATGTTTAGCAAAATCATCACTCCAGGCCCTCAAAAGATCATCGTATAAAAACCTGTACATACACCCAATTTTGTGGTATAATAGTAGTATTGTGATGGAGGGTTGTTATTTTGACATTTTATACTTGCGTGAATAGGTATGGTAATAGTTTACTATATCGTGGTTATGATGATGGAGTTCGTTTTGCTCGTAAAGTGCAATTCGAACCCACTCTTTATACGGCCTCAAACAAAGAAACTGGTTATACAACGATCGATGGTACTCATGTAGCACCTCGTCCTTTTGGCTCAATGAAAGAAGCAAAAGAGTATGTTGAAACGTATAAGGATGTAGAAAACTTTAAGATATATGGTAACACTAATTATATCTCTCAGTTCTTATACGAGAAGTATCCAAACGAAATCTCGTTTGATCGTGATAAAATCAATGTAACATCGTTGGATATTGAGGTTGCATCAGACGATGGTTTCCCATTTCCTGAAGAAGCCGCACATGAAGTCATCTCTATTTGTGTAAAGTCTAATACAGACAATCGCTACTTCGTCTGGGGTCTTGGCGACTTTGATACATCAAAAGCACTCATGCAACATACAGCAATTGTGTATCGTAAAGTTGATAACGAGGTTATGCTGCTCAAAGCATTCCTTGATCATTGGCACTCTGAAACACATTGTCCTGATGTAGTTACAGGTTGGAATACTCGTCTGTTTGATGTTCCATACTTGGCTAATCGTATCAAACGTGTTCTTGGTGAAGATGCTGTAAAGAAGCTAAGTCCGTGGGGAATGGTTAACTACCGTCAAATCAACGTCAAAGGTAAATCACTTGACGCATATGAATTGTATGGTATTCAACAACTCGATTATCTAGACTTGTTTCAAAAGTTTGGTTATTCGTATGGTGCTCAAGAATCATATAAACTTGATCATATTGCCTATGTCGTTCTTGGTGAGAATAAGTTGTCCTATGAAGAGTTTGGTTCTCTACACTCTCTATATAAGAATGACCATCAAACGTTTATTGATTATAACATTCGAGATGTAGAACTTATTGAACGATTCGAAGATAAGATGGGTCTTATTACTCTTGCCCTTACAATGGCATATCGTGGTGGTGTGAACTATTCTGATACGTTTGGTACAACAACGATCTGGGATACAATCATCTATCGTGATCTAATGAATAAGAACGTTATCATTCCACCTAACACCGATAAGTATAAGGCAACCTTTCCCGGCGGTTATGTTAAAGATCCTCAGGTTGGTCTACATGAGTGGGTATGTTCTTTTGACTTAGCATCACTTTATCCTAACATCATTGTGCAATGGAACATGAGTCCTGAAACAATCATTGATGGCGTAATATCAGGAGTTGATCCTGATTCTTGTTTGAATGGTACTAACAATACTGATAACACTCCTGACGCCTGTATGGCCGCGAATGGTGTTAGGTTTAATACTACCAAGCAAGGCGTGATCCCTGCAATCATTGTACAGTATTATGATGAGCGTAAAGCAATTAAACGTAAGATGCTTGACGCTGAACAGGAACTCGAGAACACTGATAAGAAAGACAAACAAAAGATTATTCAAATCGAACGTACAATTTCTCGATATGAAAACCAGCAGATGTCTATTAAGATCCTGATGAACTCATTGTATGGTGCGCTTGGTAATAGATACTTCCGTTACTTTGATCTACGTGTCGCTGAGGGTATTACACTCACTGGTCAGATGGCGATTCGTTGGGCTGAGAAGGCAATGAACCAAAAGATGAACTCTATTCTTAAATCCAAGAATAAAGATTATGTTATTGCAATCGATACAGATTCACTTTATGTTTCATTTGGTGATATGGTTAATCAATTCAAGCCAAACGATCCTGTTGTCTTCCTTGACAAGATCTGTGAGGATACATTTACAACAACTCTGAACGATGCTTATGGTGAAATGTTTAATAAGTTCAACTGTAAGATTAATCGTATGGAAATGAAGCGTGAGGCAATTGCTGATCGCGGTATCTGGACTGCTAAGAAGCGGT